AGAAAAATGGCACCTCCTGGTGAGGATCTAGCATATATTAATAAAGATGAAGCTGCACTTTTAAAATCATTAGGTGGAGCAGGTGAAGATATTAATGGTACTGGTATTAAGTCATATTTTATTAAAAAAATTTTTAGAAAAGCTAAAAAAGCTGTAAAGAAAGTTGTTAAAAGTCCATTAGGTAAAGCTGCTATATTAGGTGCTTTAACATTTGGTGTACCAGGAACACAGTTTGGTGGTTTTGCAGGTAAAGGTGGATTAGGTTCTTTTTTTGGTAAAGGAAGTTTTAATCCATTAAAAACTGGCTTTGGATACAAAAGTGGTTTAGCTAAAGCATTAGGTAAATTTGGTTTAGCTGAAGGAACAAAATTAACGGGTCTTGGTAAGATTGCAGGTATCGGAGCTCTGTCGGGTCTTGGCGGATTAATGGCTGCTAAAGAACAAGATGAAGAGGATGAAACAGATTTATCACAATTAGATAGAGGTGAAGGATTAAACATTTTAGATATTGTTGCACGTGCAAGAAAAAATGATCCTGAATTTAGATTCTTACCTGGTGCAGAGTTTACAAGCTCTTATGCAGAAGGTGGTGAGGTAGATAAAAAAATGGCTATGATAAAAAATATGTTAGATAGAGGTGCAGACGATAGTCTTATTCAATCTATAACAGGAGCAACACAAGAAGAAATAAACTCTGTTAAAAATGCTCAAGCTGAAGGTAAGGCCGAAGGAGGAATTATGAACCTTGGAGGTAATGAAATGGATCTCAGAGGTGGTGGTTTTGTACCAATTGGTGCTAAAGAAAAAGCTGATGATGTACCAGCAAGATTAAGTAAGAATGAATTTGTAATGACTGCCGATGCTGTAAGAGCAGCAGGTGGAGGAAGTGTTGATAAAGGCGCAGATAAGATGTATAAGATGATGAAGAATTTGGAGGCTCAGGTATAATGGCAATAACAGAAACACGTAATTTACCCGCAAAGTTTATAGAAGATCTTGGTAAAGATTATGCAAAACAGCTAACAGCAACCACGGCTATACCAGTAGATACTTCTAAATTTGCACCAACAGTTGCTGCACAAGATGCATTACAAACACAAGCTGCAACATTAGCAGGAACTGGTGTTGGATCTTTTCAACCATTTATACAAGCTGCACAACAAGCAGCGACAGATGCTGGTACAACTATAAGCGGTATAGCTGGTTTAACTGGAGCACCAACAGCAGCTCAGACACAAGCATTCACATCTCCATTTCAACAACAAGTTATTGATACAACATTAGCTGAGTTTGATAGACAAAGAGCAATCAATGAACAAAATATTAGAGATCAGCAAGCACAATTAGGTGCATTAGGTGCAGGCAGATCAGGTGTACAATTATCAGAATTTCAATCACAATCAGGAAGAGATAGAGCTGCATTAGAAGCACAATTAAGACAACAAGGTTTTCAACAAGCACAAGCAGCTAGACAACAAGACATTCAAAATAGATTTGGTTTAGCTCAAGCACAATCAGGACTAGGCACATTTCAATCAGGATTAGCAACTCAAGTTCCACAATTACAAAGAGCAGATATCTCTACACTTGGTCAAGTAGGTGCAGCACAACAAGCACAAAGACAAGCAGAACTTGATGCAATAAGACAAGGAGCAAGAACTGCAGCGTATGAACCTCTTGAGAGATTAGGATTTTTTGGTTCAGGTGTAACAGGATTAATGGGTGGTTATCCTGGACAGTATCAATTCTCATCTACGCCACCAGCATCACCACTACAAACAGCATTAGGATTAGGTACGGGACTAGCAGGAATATTTGGAGCATTGAAGTAACATGATGAATCGTATTTTTAAAAGACCTATGTTTAGAATGGGAGGTCGAAGCGATGATGGTATTATGTCTGTAAGACCTGGTTTTCAAGAAGGTGGTTTTGGAAGTAAAGTTAAAGGTTTTGGATCTAAGTCTTTAGATTTATTAAAAGGCGGTATAGGTAGATTATATAATTTATTTCCTGAAGAAGGTTTATTAACTAAAGGTGCAAAAGGATTTCAAACTCTTCAAGCAACTTCACCTAATCTTGCAGCAGCATCAGGAACAGCTTTGTCTACATTACCTGTAGCAGCAACCATTGCAGGACAAACTTATATGAATGCTCCTGTATATCCAAAAGGCCATCCTAAAGAAGGAGAGTTTATGCCTATTGATGAAGCTAGAGAAGTCATGGAAAAAACTGGTGGTGCAGTTAATATAGCAACAGGAAAAGGCACACAAGCTGGTGGTGCTGGAGATATAGCGGGAGAAGCTGCTATGTTTGATTTAGAAACAGGAGATTACCCTAATAAAAAATATGCAACCAAATTAGATTTTGATAGCCCTGAAGTTATTAAAAACTCTATAGACTTAGGTATAATAAGTGGTGATACCACTGATGATACTACTGACGATGATGACACTACAAACAAAGGTTCTAAGTTTGACAAACAAGCAGATTTAAAAACTATTTACGAAGATTTACTTCCAATGATGAAAGAAACTTTGGATGATCCAGATGATAAAAGAAGACAACTATACACACAACTAGCTCAGTTTGGAGCTAACTTACTTGCTCAACCTGGTGGAGATTTAGTTGGTGCTGTAGGAAGAGCAGCAGCTAAACCAATCGAAGGTGTTGGTAAAGTATTAGCAAGAGATGCAGACATTGATAGAGAAGCTAAAATACTTGCACTAAAAACTGCAATAGATAGAACGACTCCAGGTGCAACAGGAAAACTTGTACAAGATTTAAGAGCTTTAGATTTTTCTGATGATGAAATTATGAAATACCTAGAAGCACAAAAACCTGGTGCAGGACAAAGAGCTGCTGTTAAAGCAGGAGACATTGCAACTTTAAAAGATGATTTAACTAATGACTTTAAGATAAAGAAAAATGCAGGAGTAGCAGCTAGAACCATGTATGAATCTATCTTGGCTGGAGTAGATGAAACACAATACTCTGAACTTCCTGCAGATAAAGGTGATAGAGAAGATGGTAAGTATTATGTATCACCAAACGGTCAAGTAGGAAGATATAATGCTAAGACAGGTACTTTAATAAAACCAGGAGAAAAAGGTTTTACAGGTTCAAAAAAGAAAAAGTCATAGGAGGTTAAATGCCTTTTCAATTACAAGACGAATTACCAGGAGGATCTAAAACAGCTGAAGATGAAGACGTTGGTTTAGTAACTTCTGCTTTAGCTGGAGTTTATACAGGTCTATGGAATATACCTAAAGGATTTTTTTCTTTAGGTGCAGAGTTAATGGATTTAGGTTTTGGTACAGAGTCAGCAGCGTCTGTTGAAAAATTTTTTGATGATCTTAATCCTTTTGATGATGAAGCAGAAGCAAGACTTTCTGGAAAATTAACACAAGCAATTGCACAGATAGCACCATTAGGTATTTATGGTTTTGCTAAAGGTGCACAGATGGGTAGTAAAGTGGCTAGAGATCTAGCAAAAAAAGCTGTAGTTGCTAGACGTACTGGTAAATCATTTGGCATGTTAAACTTTGGTAGAAAGATTGCAAAAACAGGTATGGGTGTTGCGGGCGCAGGAGCAGCTGAAGCTATTGTAGCTGATGAGGATATTGGAACACTAGCTGATATGTTAGAGGGCACTTCTTTAGAAGGTGCAGCTGTAACCATGATGGATAGAGAAACAAGAGAAGGAAGATCAGAAGCATATAGAAGATTAATGAATAGAATTAAATTTGGTACAGAGGGTGCTATGTTTAATTTAGGTTTAATAGGTGCTGGTAAAGGAATTAAAAAATTAAGAACTCCAAGTGTAGAACCTTTATCTAGATATAGTGATAATCCACTAGTAAAAGAATTACAAAAAACTGTTCTTTATGGTGCTAAACCTGAAGGTGTTGGTAATAAAGCTATCTTTGAAGCAGGTAGATTAGCACAAGATGAGGTATCGGCTGTTATTAGAACTACAACTGAAATAGGTCAGGATCTAACAAAAGCAATTAATAAATTAATGCCTTCTGTTGAAAAAAATTATTTACAACAAACTGGTAGAGCAATGGATAAAGAGGGTGCAAAAAAAGCATCCGATGTTTTTCAAAAAAATATTTTAGATGATGTTAAAAAATTACTTACATTAAAACCAACAGATAATACTTTAACAGACGCAGCAAAAGAAAATGCTAAAAAAGTTTTAGGTGAAAGAAGTAAACTTGCAAGATTGGCTGATAGACAATTAATTAGAAAATTAGAAGTAGAAGCAGATCAATTATTAAAAAAAGAACAAACATTAAAAAATGAAATTGCAACACAACCAGGAGGAATAGCTTCTAGAGAACAAGAGGCAAGTTTAAAAAAATTAAGAACTCAAATAGTTAATAATACAAAAAAACTTAATGATTCAAATAAAGCCGTACAATCAATAAAAGAATTTGATAGACAAGGTGGTGGTATATTTACTGAGTCTAGTTATAATTTTAAAAATAATCCTGTTTATAAAAGAATAGAAGATGCTGTTAAATTAGCTGGTGGTAAAATGCAAGAAGGTCAAGTTCTTGGTAGAGGTGGAGGTATTGCAGATGTAATATTTAATGTAAGAAGTGGTATTGATAACATGAGTGCTAGACTTCTTAATAGAAATATGACTGAAGAAATAGCTAACATATTAAATGATCAGATTGGTACATACATGACTACTAGTTATAGACTGCATTTAGATATGGGATTATTAGCTAAACATAAACCAACAGGTCAAGATTTAATTAAAGCACAAAAATCTAGATTTGAACAACTTGTAAAAGATCCTAAAAATATAAATAGAACAAGAGAAAGTTTAGACATTCAAGCAAAAAAAGATGTGGCTCGTTTTGTTAAAAATAAAGGTTTAGAACAAATACCATCAGATAAATTAAAAGCTAAAAACGGTGACTTAAAACAATATGTTAGCCCTGTCACTAAAACAGAAATAGAAAATATTAAATTAGATTCACGTATTTTAAAACCTAAAGAATTAGAAGAATGGCAAAGAATAGTTGCAGGAGAAATAACAGATCCTAGATATAATTTTTATGACACTGTATTAAAACAAGCAAGATTAAATGCAAATGCAAAATATTTAAATAATGTATATGACATGTTATCAAAAGGAAAAAACAAACAGATCTTTACTCAAGATGATATGATTCAAAGATTTGGTGAAAAGGCTGTATTAAATGAACAGATAAATCCTAACCTGTTTAGAAGAGTACAAGCGGGTGTAGATGAAATTTCAGGTATGTCACCTTTTGAGGGACTATATTTAAGAGCACCTGTTTATGATGCTGTATTTGATGTTAGTAATAATTTATTTAAAGGTAATGGACTTTTAGGACAGTTTTATCAGTATGGTATTCTTGCGCCTAAAGGTGTTGCACAGATATCAAAAACTATTTTAAGTGTATTAACTCATGCAAGAAATTTTGTAAGTGCTGGTGCGTTTGCCATGGCAAACGGTATCATATTACCTGGACAACAATTTACAACTTTGTTTGCAGACGCTGGATTAACAAAAGATAGTCAAAGAAGTTTGATTGGAATAGCAAAAGATTTAACAGCAAAAAGAGTAGTTGGTGGAATACCTGCAAATGAGGTAAGAGAAATATCTGAATTGTTATCTAAATATGGTGTTACGGGAACGCAAGTAGAAGCAAATGTTATGAAACAAAACGTTGGTAATGTTATCAATAACACTGATCAAGCAGCTGCTGAAACTCTTGGAGCCACATTGTCTCCTGATAAATTTGGAAAAGTATTAAGAAAATCTAGAGAAATATATGGAAAATTAGAAGATGCATATGTTGCAGAAGATGATTTTTGGAAGATTCTTACATGGGGAGTAGAAAGAGCTAGACATAAAGGAGCATTAGAATCGTATGGTGTTAATGCAGATAATTTTAATAAAGTCTTAGCTGGAGACGCAAATGCTTTAGCTACGATAACAAAAGATGGTAAAAACTATGGTAGACAGGTCCAAGAGTTTTTACAAAAATCACTAACTAGGAATTATGATCCTAACGCTAAACAATTTTTAGGACCATATGAAGAAATGTTTACAGAGGTTGCAGCTAATATTACTAGAAACAATGTGCCTAACTATGCGTACATAGGTAGATTTGGTAGAGCTCTAAGACTTTCTCCTTTTGGTAATTTCATAGCTTTTCCGTTAGAGGTTATTAGAACAGGAAACAATGTTTTAGAACAGTCTATTAAAGAAATAAAAAGTGGTATACCAGAGGTAACTGCCATTGGTTACAAAAGATTATTTGGTTTTGGATTTACAACGACAGCTCTTCCAGTAGGATTAACTGCAGGGTTTAAAGCTAAAAATGATGTTACAAATGAAGAAATGGATGCATTAAGAAGATTTGTTCCACCATGGTCACAAAATTCTACACTGCTTCCAGTCGGTCGTGATAAAAATGGATATTTAAAATATGTAGATTTTAGTTATGCAAATGCTTATGATATTTTACTTAGACCATTTAATGCAGTTGTTAATGAATTGTCAAAAGGTGAGGCTACTGAAGATTCTTTAATGAAAGCTTTAGGTACAGGAATTACAGAAGCAACTTTAGATTTAACAAAACCATTTACATCAGAATCTATTTTTACAGAACGTTTTGTAGATTCTACATTAAGACAAGGAATTGGTAAGAGCGGTAAAAGAATTTGGTCTGGATCAGATGATACTTTTGTTAAAATTGCAAAAGGAGTTAAACACATTGCAGAATCTTTTGAACCAGGATCACTAGCACAACTTCAAAGAATATCAGATTCTGTTACTGGTAAAACAGATACTTATGGTCGATCATTTAATTTTGCGGATGAAATAAAAAGTTTAGCTGGATTTAGAGTTCAGAATGTAGATCCTGAAAGAGGTATGATATACAAAAGCACTAACTTTGGAAAAAATTTAAAAGGTGCAGAAAATTTATTTACAGGTACTTTATTAAAAGGTGGTAGAGTTTCTCCAGAAGAAATATTAAATACATATAAATATTCAGAACAAAGAAGATTTGAAGTATTAAAAGAAATGTATCAAGACATTGAAGCTGCAAGAACTTTAGGAATGTCTAACAATCAAATAAAAGCAAAAGTAAAAAGAAGAGGTATTAGTGAAAAAGTATTTAAAGATTTAATGAGAGGGCAGTATAATCCTAGAAGAGTGAGTGATTTTTTCATAGCTAGAACAGCACAAATAAATAATAATTTAAATGCTGAAACTGGTGAAGACGTGCCTAATCCATACATTGAAGCCAGACCATTTCTTAATGAAATTAGAAGACAAAATATCAGAATTGATTTATTGACAGGTGAATTAAACATACCAGATTTTGATGAACCAGAAGAAACTATTGATCCATTAGGTACAATACAAACACCACCTTTAAATACATCACCAATTAATACTAATATAATTAATGCACAAAGCCAAAATGTTGGCTCGACATTACCTGCTAATTTTGCTAGCTTACCTACTGAGGAAAAAATTAAACTACTAGAAGATCGAGGAATAAGGATTGGGTAATTATGGCAATAGACCCTAAAACAACAAGAGAACACATCGTAGCCTTATATGGATACATAACAGGCGTAAGAAAAGACATTTCGCAGATTAAAAATAATCACTTGAAACACATACACGAAGATGTCGAGAAATTGGGTGGCAAGATAGACAAGATCTATTGGGTTCTCTTAGCAGCAGCGGGATCTGCTGCACTCTTTGCAATAGGAATACTATTTCAATAATGGAACTTACACGTAATTTTACTCTAGAAGAATTAACCAAATCGGACACAGCAATCCGTAAGGGGATTAATAATAATCCAAACGCAGAACAAATAGAAAAATTAAAAATATTGTGTGAAAAAATTTTACAGCCAGTACGTGATCACTTTGGTAGAGTCAAGGTGACCAGCGGTTTTCGTAGCCCAGAGCTGTGTCAGGCCATCGGTAGCTCACCAAATTCACAGCATGCACGTGCAGAAGCGGCGGATTTTGAAGTGATAGGAGTGGACAACTGTGAGCTTGCAGATTGGATACATAGAGAGTTAGAATGGGATCAATTAATTTTAGAATACTATACACCAGGTGAACCTAATTCTGGCTGGATACATTGTAGTTTTACAGAAGGTACACCAAGAAAACAATTTTTACATGCATTTAGATCAGAAGGTAAAACAAAATACAAACCAATACTTGGTAAAGCAAAAGATATATTTGTTTAAA